ACCAGTAATCCAAGATTTACCAACACCTCTAAAGGCTTGGATCTGTAATCTTTTTGGTCCATGTTGTAAATAGTCAGCTATGGAATATTGGGCTCTTGTTGGTGAGGGTAGATCTAACTCCTCCCACAAAGCTTGAAGGAAGAGTTTAAAATCATCTTTTAGTGCGGTTACTGCATCTGTCATACTTTCCAACGGGTACCCATTCCACTAGAATCTAGTGAACCAGGACCATCTTTTTTAAGTTTTTTTAGAAGTTCTCGGACTGCAGGGTCTTTACCTGAGCCTTTATACATAACACCAGGGATTGCAGCTTGAAGCTTTTCCCTGTTTGTTAGTTTCTTCTTTTCAGTCTTTTTTTTACGTTGCTTTGTTTTTTTAGTTAGTCTTGCCATGGTTAATTAAATGCAGTATTCATTTGTTTCCGTATAGCTTTATCTGATTTAGCTCCAGCTAATGCTGATTGTTTTTCTTCTAAAGCTTTTTTAAGATTTAAAGGTGTATTCCAATCTTTCTTTTGCATTAACTGTATCAATTCTCTAGGTGTAAGACTATCCATAACTTCTTCCATTAGAACCATTTCTTCTGTCATAGGTTTTGTGACATCTTCAAGTATTTCTTTTTGGAATTGAGTTAATTCAGCAATATTCATAGTCTCTGTACTTTTCATTAATCTAGACATTTCACTCTCACCATCAGGTCCAAATCTTTTATAAGCATCAGTTTTTCTAAAAACTTTCCACTTTGCAATTCCTCGTTTTAGATTTATTGGTCCCTGTTGGCCTTCAGCAACGTCTGACCAAGCTTTAATGTATTGTAAATCAAATCTAGTTAAATCAACTCCTAATTCATCAGATGCATTAACAGCTTCATTAAATAATTCTTTTGAAAATTCAGGTGGTTTAGAAGGTCTACCCGATTTACCTTTCTTTAAAGGATTATTAGTCCATTTAGTAGTTGTAGGTTCTATACCCTTACGTTGGGCAGTTTGTTTATGTGTTATATTATGGCCAAATTCTTCTAACCACATACCTGCACTTTTTCTACTACCTGATGGGGCACCCATTGAATTAGACAAAGCATGTAAATTAATTAAATCATCAGTAGTTGCTTCACCTGATTCTCTAAGTTCCCTAGCTCGTTTATGAATAGAAGATTGTATTTCTTTCATTGATTTATGATGAAAGCTTTTTCCTTTATGTAATTGAGGAGAAAACCCTGGATCTTTACCTTCTAATCCAGCCATTTTAGATAATTCTTGCCCACCAAAACCATATACTAATTCATCATCTGGAGAAGTTTTAAATCCAGTAGCAATTAAACTATTATAATAATCTTTCTTACTACCTGTTAACATATCAGGTGTCATTTTATCACCTTTATTTAAAGTGACTTTTTTACCTTCAGGAGTTGTTATAGTAGTTTTCTTCTTAACTGTTAACATATCTTCAAGGGCTTGATCTAATTCACCTCCAGGATTTTCCCAAGCTCTAGCAGTTGTTAGATCTGTATCACCCATAAAATCTTCTACACCTTCAGAAAGGTTATAAGCTTTAGGTTCTACTTGAGATTCATATTTAGCATTAGCTTGCTGTAACTGATTAGCTTTAATAGTATCTTCAGTTACTTGATTTGTACCATTATCACTAAAACGACCAATTTCATTTAAAGCAGCTGGTTCCCCTCCAACAGCATTTGTTATATGCTGTCCAAGATCTTGAGCTTCACCTCTTTGAATAGAATTGATTATACCAGGTCCATCTGTAGGATGTATACCACCGCCTCTAATAAAAATATCTTCAGGAGAACCAGTTTTAAAATTTAATTTTTTAGCAATGAAATCAGCTTGTTCAACTGGTAGATTTCTTAAAACTTTTTCAGCTCCAGTTTGTAAAGCTGTAACACCAGCTTTAACTCCAGTTTCAAACAGTTGACCTGTTATAGACATTGGTTACCTCCTATTTTATATTAGCCAAGTAGTTCTTTGATGTTACTTTCTTCACCTTTTTCTTTTCTGCTATTCTTTTTCTAGCCAAAGCTTGAGCTGCTTTTTTACCTCTATCTGGACCTGTAAATTCTCCTAAAGTACTCTTACCTGCTTTTTTTCTTGCTCTAGCCATAGCTTTAGCTGCCTCTGCACCTTTAGATGAACCTGGTTTTCCTCTACCTTTAGCTTTTGCTAATCGTTCATTTCTTCTTTTTATTCTTTCTACTTTAAGTGCCTCTTTTTTAAGATCTTTAGATGATTTTATTGGATTTTTTTTAGCTTTCTCTAAATCTTTTTTATAACTTTTAGTACCTGGAATTGAGCCACCTGTGAAATTTGACATGATAATTACTTAATGCGTAGTTTACGTTTGTTTTTTGTTTCGACAGCTCTATTAGTAGCTACCGATTCCCAACCATTTTTACCAGAGCCATTTACGTTATGCCCTGCTTCTGTGCCAGGAGGTTGTTTGATGCCTTTACGTTTTAAAGAGTTTCTTAAGTTATCAGCATTCCGTCTGATTCTTTTAGCTTTCTCCGTTTGCATCCATCGTTTAGCGGTGGTTTTCTTTCCACCATTGGCATATCTAGCTTCTTTTGCCATATAACCTCCGATTAACAAGATCAGGGTCTACCTTTGGCATTATCCGATTTAACTTGTCTAGGGGGTTTCCTTCGTATGCTACACCACTTATATCATTAGCTTTGAGCCAATCACAGGCAGCTTTTAAATCCTGTGTGGTAGCTTCTTTTGTTTTGATTCTATTTAAGAATTCATTTGTAACAAGACCATGTAGTTCATGGAACTGTTGTTCTGTGGCTTTGGCCATTATGCGTACCTTTTCTTTAAGTCGCTCTTTTTAATTCGTTTAGGTGATGCTTTTTTAGCGACTGGCTTTTTCTTTTTAGGAGTAGCTTTAGCTTGAATATTGCCACGCATTTTATTTAAGCGTTCTCTATTAAAATCTATTCTATGTTTAAGAGCTGGACTAGGGTTTTTACCATATTCCCTAGTCATGTCTTCTAAAGCATTAATAAGTCTTGATTCTGGAGATGCCATGATTAATTAGCAAATAATTTTTCCTTTACAATTTTAAGAGCTTGATCATCTAACTTATTATCAGTTCTAGATACATAAGCTTCCAATAGATCTACTACAAGCTTCTTGACTGAATCTGACTTCAAGAAGGCGAATAGGATGGGCTTGATAATTAGGATCATTTGTTTAATGGGTTAAGTTTATTCCACCATTTCTTTGGTGGCTGTGGTGGTAGAAGATCTTTTTTAGCTTGTTCTTCTGCCTTTTTCCAAGCTGCTATTGGTATAACATCACTGCACATATCATATACACGGGAACCAGGACGTAACATAAAACCTTTCTGCTGTAATTCAGAACAGTTTTTGACTCTAACTAATTCATAGTCTAGCATCATTTTTTCTTCCTGGCGTGCAGCCATCCGTCTACATTGTTCTAATCCTCTCTTATCTAAAGGAACCATAAAATTTACCTGGAAACCCCAATTCTCAGCCATTGTATAACTGGAAGGTCTCATACCTTCTTCATCAATGTCCCAAGGTTTCGTATGGTTTCCCATATAGAATGGAGAAAATGTCATGGTACTACCATTACAACTTATGTTTGGACCATAATGTTGTCTAGATGGAGCACCATTATTTTGAAATTGCACCGCTTGATTGGTGACATTTCCCGTCGCAGCCGCAACGGGGTTACTTACATTATTAGTATCATCTTCAGCTCGAACTGGTCCTACTGAGAGAAGACTGATAAGGAGACCGTAGTAGAAGTAGTGTCGATTTCTCTTTCTATTTCTGTTACTTCCAATACCTGGCTGGCTGCTCTGGTCACTACTTCTAGTGAAAAGGGATCTCCAGCTGTGTGGATATTGAAAACTGAATCGGAATCCACAACTCCTCCTGATGTAGCGGAGGTATGTGTTATATTCTCTCCAGACCATTTGTTTAATGCAGACCCATAGGTGGTTGTAGTTATTTCTTCTACAATCTCTTGAGTCGTTGTTGTTGTACTGTTCATCGAACCCTGGGTGAAATTTGGGGTTACTAATTCTGCTCTTGCTACCGTGGGTGATGCCAGTAGGAAGAGTAAAAACCATTTGTTCATTCTTCCTTTTTCTTTGCCATTGGACAATTGACGGGAGTTCCTTTGCCGCCCTTATTACCAGTGGTCAAGCCAAAAGTGGCAAGTGCTCCCGTAAATACGCTGGCAACGAACGTGATATCTGAGTTACCTGATTTTTTAACCATAGGTATCTCAACATAATTCATTGTTATAATAAATCCAGACCAAACCACAACTCCAAGACGGACAAATGTTCCTAAGATTTGGATTTGGTGTTCTTGATCCTCTGCAGCATCTTTTAGCTTTCCGAGGAGTCCTTTCTTTTTTTCCTGTTCTCCTTCCATTTGTTAATTTTAGCTTGTAATTGTTTTTGGACTTTCTTTTTAATAGGTTCAAATAAAGATTGAGTAACAGTAGTTGTTGCCACTGCTACTACAGCTGTTGTTACAGCAGTTACCACCACAGCTGTCTCAGGTACTGGCATCTGTATGTCCAATACAGGGATTTGTAAACTAGGTGGTTCTGGTTGTTCAGACGTCTTTTCAGGTGCTACCTCTTCAGGAGCCTCTAGATCGCTCGGAGGAATCACCATAGGCTTATATGATGGTATCCGAGCTGAAGGGGGCTTAAAATCGATTCTAGGCAGGTCTACGGGCTTAGGAAGGTTAGCTGTTGGCAGCTTAATCGGCTGCATCTGCAGTATTACCTTCTGCTACCCATTTAAGATATTCAGTATAATCTGTATTATTTTCATCTACTGGAATAGAAGCACCATCAGTTGTTCTAGTAACAGAAGGTTTGCCATTACCTATTAAATCCTTTGATAGTTTATATTTCTTAGCCATAAATTAAAGCTCCGCTGAACAGTAAATTGTGTTTGAATTATTTGCAGGTACTGATAAAGTATAAGGATCTTTGTCTGTTAGACCTGAGAAATTAGGGACACCAGTGATGTATATACTATGTGATGTACTAGCATTACTACCAGTAGACGCTGATGATTGTGCTGAACTTACTGCGGAGTTTTGACAGACTAATGCACCTTTTGCTGTTAATGTTGGAGTAGCTCTCATAGATGTCGGTAATTGACACATCCCATTACAAGTTGTTGAAGCTGTTCCATAAGCAATTAGGTTAGAAACTATTTGGAAATACCTCTGACACCTAGCTAATTCATTACCATACGATCTATGTTCAAAGTCAGTGGCAACTTCTCCTACTTCTAACTGGACGCCTGTAAGTTCAAATGTTGAATCATTTGTTGTGTACCAAGTAGAAGTCTGATCAGGTGTT